GATGTAACTGCTGGAGAAAATGTAAAATCATTCAGACATTCAAGTTTATCACTCGATGAAAATGCTTGGGAAACTTGGACAACTCCAGAAATAGGCAGTGGAAGTTTTGGAACTTCAAATGTTGTCGAGGTAACAGACCCCCATTCACATACAAATTATTATTGGATTAATTATAATTTAAAAGTTACTAATGAACATCCAATGTTAACATTTAAAGATGATGTATTTAAATTTGTAATAGTAGAAGATTTAAGAGTTGGGGACTTTTTAATCTGTGAAGATGGAACTAGAGAAGAAATATTTGCGATACCTAAAGTAACACAATCTTGTATTACTCATAATATGGATGTAGAAGATGATGATACTTATGTAGTACGCGGTGGAAATAATAAAGGATACGTTGCACATAACGTAGGTGGGAATCAGAAGGCATAATGGACTATATAATTAAAACAGGAACAGACAGCGAAGGAAACGCAGTTACTACAACACTTAATGTACAAATGAATTTTGTATGGGAGTATTCTAATCATGAAACTCAACATTTTGTAAATAATCAAGAAATGCCAAGAATAAGAGAAAATGACATGGTAAAGATGGTTAGACTAAAAATTACAGGAAAAGATGATACTTCCTCAAATGCCAGTCACTTAGTTGAAGGGCAGAATGACCAAGAACACGAAGAATATGAAAAAGTTTACTTACCTTGGAGAGCCAAAGCAGGGGGTGAACTATCAGGATTTGTCACTCCCTATCAAAACGTAACTGAGGCTATAATGCTTAACTGGGCAAAAACTATCATGTTAGAAGAAGACAAACTACTAGCGTTAAAAGATAAATTTGCTCGAACATTGTATGGAGATAGATATAACTAAAAACGGACTTTTCTAGTTAGCACATATGCCTCTCAAAAATAGTTCTTGACATCACCTCTTATTTTTGATATAATTTAGCATATAGGAGTATAAATATGGCAGCAGGAAATTATGATATAGTTATTGACCAAGGCAGTGATTTTGCTTTGGAATTTGCTTTAGCCCAAGACGGCACAGCAGTTAATCTTAGTAACCACAGTGTTACAGCACAACTACGTCCTACCCCTTCTTCCAATACTCTTACAGCAACATTTACTTGTACAGTTACAGACACAGCTAATGGTAAGTTCACTATGAAATTAGGACATGCTCTTACTGCAAATATAGCTGCAGGTAAATATTATTATGATACTGAAATTTTTAATTCTAGTGCAAATACAATCACTAGATTGGTTCAAGGTGTAGCAAGAGTTACACAGAATGTGACAAGATAATGGCAACAACTATATCAATTACTCCACAAACACAGACTATAAATGCCACTGCACAAACCACTACACTAACAATTTCTAACGCCATAGGCGGAGATACTTCAGCTGCTTCAGGTATCACACTTACTTCACCAGTAGGTACTATCTCAACAGCTTCAAATGTAGAGGAAGCACTCAACTTTCTTGCCAACCAATTTTTTGTATCAACAACAGCTCCTACGTCAAGTACAACAGACTTGGCAGAAGGAGATTTATATTATGATACTGATGATAATCAGTTAAAGATCTACCGAGAAACATCTAGTGGAACATTTGAATTTGTCCCTATAATGATAGGTAACAACTCAGCGGACTCAGATACGGTAGACGCAGGGAGCTTTTAAGCTCGATAGGATAAAATCATGGCACAAACCATTAAAATCAAAAGAAGTAGTAGTACCGCCGCTCCTACCTCCTTGGGTCAAGGTGAGTTAGCGTATTCGTCTAATTCCAAAAAGCTCTTTGTAGGACACCCAACTTCTTCAGCAGTAACAACAATAGGGGGAGACTTATTTGTCGAAATGCTCGACCATACAGCTGGTACTCTTACAGCGAGTTCAGCAGTAGTCGTAGACGCCTCTAGTAAAATAGACCAATTAAAAACTGGTAATATTGTAGTTACTGGCTCAAATAATACTATTAGTACTGCCTCTGGTAATTTAACAATAGCACCAGCAGGGTCACTAGTAATAACACACGGCGGAACACTTAGCTTAGCAAGTCAAGCTACCTCTTTAACCATTCCCGATAATGAAGCAGCAGCTTTAGACATAAATGAAGGCGGAACCTCTTATGTTAAATTTATCACAACAAATGGTGCAGAAGAAGTAGAAATCAACAAAGATGTTGACTTGAATGGAGCGTTAGATGTTTCAGGAGCAGCAACTTTAGGATCAGCAGTAGTTACAGGTAACTTAACGGTAAACACAGACAAAATTACAGTAGCAAGGGGTACAGGTAATACATTAGTAGCAGGTACTTTAGATGTAACTGGAAACTCAACTTTAACAGGAAACTTAGAAGTTGATGGTGCTTTACAAGCTGATGGCAATGTAACACTTGGTAACGCATCAGGCGATACAATAACAGTAACAGGTACAGCAACCTTCACAGAGTCAGCAGACTTTGATGGTGGAATGACAGTAGCAGGTTCACAGACTGTGGACATGGGCGGAAATAAAGTTACTAATATCGGTACTCCAGTACAAGCTACAGATGCAGTAACAAAAGCATATGTAGATGGTGTAAAACAAGCACTTGATATTAAAGATTCAGTAAGAATTGCTTCACAATCAAACTTATCAGCAGCATATAACAACGGTACTAGTGGTGTCGGAGCGACACTGACAGCAGATGGAAATGGGGCTGTAACAATAGACAGCGTTGCATTAACTTCTGGAGATAGAGTACTTGTTAAGGCTCAAACAGCTGGACTACAAAATGGTATCTATTCTGTAACAACAGTTGGTGATGTTTCAAACCCATATGTTCTTACAAGAGCAACAGACGCAGATAGCTTATCAGAAGTTACTGGTGGTATGTTTACATTTGTAGAAGAAGGAAGTGACGCAGACGCAGGTTTCGTACTTTCAAACATAACTGGCTCAGCAACAATCGGAACATCTGTTATAACAATGACTCAGTTCTCAGGAGCTGGTAGTGTTACTGCAGGAAACGGTTTAGCAAAATCAGGAAACACACTTTCTCTTAATGTAGATGATACTACAATAGAGATAAACTCAGACACAGCAAGATTAAAAGGAGTAAGTTCTTTACCAGAAGGCACACTACTATATGGTGCAAATGGTGGAAGTTCATTTGCTTCTTTATCAATCGGAACATATGACTCAACAAATTCAGTAGGACAAGTTCTACAAGTTGGGGCAAACGGAACAATAGTATGGACAAATACATTAGATGGAGGAACATTCTAATATGTCTCACGTAATAAAAGTAAAAAGGTCAGAAACGGCGGGAGCTGCACCAGGAACAGACGATTTGCAAACACATGAAATTGCAATGAATGTTCACGAACAGAAAGTTTATACTAAAGCTGCAAACGGAAGTATTGTGACTATTGCTAGTCACAATCCCGATCAGCTAACAACTCAAGATTTACTCGCCTTTTCAATAGCATTAGGATAAGATTATGGCATCAGCATTTAAAACAGCAACAAGCGCAAATGTGGGTACAAGTTTAGCAACAGTATACACTTGCCCATCAAACACCACTACCACTATTATAGGATTATATCTTTGTAATCAGAGTGGAGGGGCGGCCGAAGCAAATGTAGAGTTTTACGATGCATCGTCAACTACCCATGTAGGTATAGTATCACAAATAGAAATACCAGGACAATCTACACTCGCACCAGTCGGGGGAGATGCTAAAGTAGTACTAGAAGCAGGAGACGCAATAAAAGTTCAATCGAACATAGCCTCCTCAATAGATGTAGTACTAAGTTATTTGGAGCAAACATAAAATGCCATTAATAGGTAAGGTTTTAGTACAAGAAAATGCGGTAGCAGGTAATGCTATTACGGCCACTAAGATAGCAGCTAATGCTGTCACGGCTTCAGAAATAGCAGTTAATGCAATTACACAAGCTGAGTTAGCAACTAATGCAGTTGGTGCCGCTCAACTACAAGCTACATCAGTAGCAGGGGTTCAAGACAATGCAATCGATGCAGCAGCTATAGCAGCTAATGCAGTAGACTCTAGCGAGTTAGTTTCAGGAAGCATAGATACAATACATCTATCAACAGGTGCAGTTACAACAGCGAAGATAGGAGCAAACGCAATCACTTCGAGTGAGATAGCTGCCAATTCAATAGATACTGCAGAAATAGCAGGTAACGCAGTAGGTAGTACACAACTATCAGCAAACTCTGTAGATTCAGCAGAATTAATTACAGGTTCAATAGATACAATACATATTGGAGCTTCACAAGTAACAACAGCAAAAATAGCAAACTTAAATGTTACTACAGGTAAGATAGCAGCTGACGCAGTTACAAGCGCAAAAATAGCTGATGATTCAATAGATTCCGAACATTTAGTAGATGGTAGTATAGATACTGCTCACATAGCAGCTAATCAAATTACTAGCGCACTTATAGCTGAAAACTCAATTACTGCAAGTGAAATCGCAACTGATGGTGTAGGAGCTTTACAGATAGCTGCTAACTCAGTAGATTCAGCAGAATTAGTAACAGGCTCAATAGACACAATACATTTAGGAGCATTACAAGTAACAACAGCAAAGATAGCTAACAACGCTATTACATCAGCAAAAATACCTGCAAATGCAATAGGCTCATCAGAGATAGCTGAAAATTCAGTAGACTCAGCAGAGTTAGTAACTGGTAGTATAGATGCAATACATCTTGCAACTGATGCTGTAACAACAGCAAAAATTGGTGCCTCACAAGTAACTAGTAATGAACTTGCTGATAATTCTGTTACTTCAGCAAAAATAGTAAATGGAGCAGTCAATACAGTAGACCTTGCAGACAATCTAATTACAGCGGCTAAAATAGCTGCTAACTCAGTAGACTCAGCAGAACTTGTTTCAGGCAGTATCGATGCAATACACTTAGCTGCAGATGTAGTAAGTGGAGCAAAAATTGCAGACGATAGTATCAATTCAGAACACTATGTAGACGGCAGTATTGATACAGCACATATTGCAGACTCAAATGTAACAACAGCAAAGATAGCTGACAATGCGATTACAGCAGTAAAGATAGCAGCTAACGCTGTATCATCATCAGAACTAAAATCAGACGCACTTAGTGGACAAACATTTACAGGTAGTGTCAGTTTTTCAGGTGATGTAGAATTTACAGGAACAACAACAACAGCTTCATCAACAAATACAGTAGTATCAGATAAGTTAATAGAACTAGCAAACGGAGTAACAGGAACTCCATCTGGTGACTTAGGTATTGTAATGGAAAGAGGCGACTCAAACAATGTATTTATTGGTTGGGATGAAAGTGCAGACAGAGTAAGATTTGCAACTACAACAGCAACAGGTGCATCGACTGGAGACTTATCTCTTACAAATGCAAATATACAAGCAGGTAGACTTTACGGAGATGTAACAGGCAACCTAACAGGTAATGCAGATACAGCTACAGCTTTAGCAACAAATAGAGCTTTCTCTCTAACAGGAGATGTAACTGCTTCAGGTGTGAACTTCAATGGTTCAGCTGGAGTCGCTCTAGCAACAAGTCTAGCCGCCAACTCAGTAGACTCAGCAGAGTTAGTTAGTGGATCAATAGATACAATACATTTAGGAGACTTACAGGTAACTACTGTTAAGTTAGCAAATAATGCAGTAACAGCTGGTAAGATAGCACAGAATAGTGTAGACAGCGCAGAATTAGTAACTGGTAGTATAGATGGTATACATCTTGCAGGTAATTCAGTACTAACAGCTAAGATAGCAGCTAACAATGTTACTTCAGCAAAAATTGCAACCGACCAAATAGTATCAAGACATATTGCAGACAACGCTATTGATAGTGTTGACTTTATTGCAGACGCTCTAATTAACACAGCACAATTAGCTGGTAACTCAGTAGCGACTGCAAAGGTACAAGACAATGCAATCACAAGTGAAAAAATAGCACAGAATAGTATTCTTACTAAACATATTGACAATGGTCAAGTAGATTCAGCTCAACTAGCGACTGATTCAGTAATATCAAGTAAGATAGCAGATAATGCTATTAATAGTGTTGCGTTTATATCAAGCGGTCTAATTACATCAGACTTGATAGCAGATGCAACTATTGCAGCAGGAGACTTAGCAGCAAACTCAGTAGATTCAGCAGAATTAGTAAGTGGTAGTATAGACACTATACATTTAGGAAACTTACAAGTTACAACAGCTAAACTAGCTGCTGATGCAGTAACACAAGCAAAGTTAGCAGATAACTCAGTTGTTACAGCAAATATAGTTGCAGGTAATGTAGATACAACAGAACTAGCAGATGATGCAGTAACAGCAGCTAAGATAGATGCAGGGGCTTTAAATCAAACATTTACTGGAACTCAAGTAATACCAACACTTAATGCTACTACAAGATTACAAGCAGATAAGATAGGTATACAAGATACTAACCCACCACAAAAACTACACATAGATGAAGTAGCTGGTATGGATGTTGGTACAGGAACATCAGGTGCTACAACAGTATTTACACTAGATTCATTCAGCGCTTCTATATTTAGAACTGCTAAGTACAATGTACAGGTAACAAATTCAACAGACACAAACTTTCATGCAATAGAAATATTCTTATTCCATGATGGTTCAACAGTATATTTAACACAGTACGCTTCTATATTTGACAATGGTGCACAAGCAACATTTGATGCAGATATAAGTGGTGGTAATGTAAGGTTAAGAGTAACACCAGCAAGTGGTGATACTATGGCATATAAGTTCGTTAGAACAACAATAGAGGTATAAAATGGGACAAAAATTAGATTTCAACATCGAGGACTCAGGACTTAAAATTGATGGTACAGATACTATCGATGCAAGTAGAAACTTTGAAGGAGCAGTAGCTACTGGAAAAATTACTAGTGGTACTATCGCATCCGCAAGATTACCTATGACTATAACAACAACTGCTCCAACAAATACCAGTGGTACATCAAGTGGGCATATTTGGTTTGTATATTCGAGTTAATAGATGGCAATATATGTTAATGACAGTGGAACACTTCGTCAAATCTCTTTTCTGGCCGTTAATGACAGCGGTACTATCAGAAGAGTCAATGAAGTATACGTAAACGATGGAGGCTCTCTAGCAGGGCCATTCACTGTTACGCATGAAACTTCAAGGAATACAGCAACTTCTACTAGTACAATAAGCGGTACTAGAGAGACTGCCTTCTCTACAACCACAACATTTAACACAACACAAAGTACTCTTACTACTTTTGATACAAGTAGAACTACTACATTTAATACAGGTAATACTACTGAGACAAGTAGAACAACAGCATTTAATACAACAACTGCATTTACAACTACTACCTTATTCTCAACAACCACTGTATTTAATACTACGCAAAGTACTACAACTGCTTTTAATACTACAACAGCATTTACTACAACTACAACATTTAATACAACACAAAGTACTACAACTGCGTTCAATACAACAACTGCCTATACAACTACAACTACATTTAATACTACACAGGCTACTACTACTGCATTTAATACAACGACTGCATTTACAACTACTACTACTTACAATACAACACAAAGTACCACAACAGCGTATACTACTACTACCACATTTAATACAACAACAACTTATAATACATCGCAAGGTACTACTACTGCATTTAATACAACGACTGCATTCACTACAACTACTGTATTTAATACTACACAGGCGACTACTACTGCGTTTACGACTACTACTACATTTAATACAACAACAACATTTAATACTTCGCAGTCAACAACAACAGCGTTTACGACTACTACAACATTTAATACAACTACAACATTTAATACTTCACAGTCAACAACAACTGCATTTACAACTACAACTGCATTTAACACAACAACAACATTTAATACTAGTCAAAGCACAGAAACTGCATTTACAACTACAACTGCATTTGCAACAACAACAGTATTTGCAACTACAAAAAGTACAACAACTGCCTATAATACCACAACGACTTACACTACTTCATATGACACAGTGATAAGTACTAGTAGGAATACTTCTTTTGCTACAAACACAGCAAGAAATACAAATACATCGCAGTCAACAAGTTACAGTACTACATTTACAACAAGCACTGCTTATATAGATAATACATCACAAGCTACAAATACTGCTAGAAGTACAAATACATCGCAGTCAACAAGTTTCAATACTACATTTACAACAACTACAGCTTATCAGGATAACACTTCATTTGCTACAAGTAGAACAACTACATTTGCAACGAACACAACATTCGCAACAAATACGACATTTACTACAACGACTGCATATCAAGATAATACCAGTTTTGCTACAAGTAGAACAACGACATTTACTACCACAACAACATTTGGTACTGCAACTATATTTACAACGACAACAGCATATCAAGATAATACCAGCTTTGCAACTAGTAGAACAACAACATTTGCTACAAATACAACTTTTGCAACAACTACTACATTTACAACAACAACGGCATATCAAGATAATACAAGTTTCGCTACTACAAGAACAACAACATTTGCTACGAATACTACATTCGCAACAACAACAACATTTGCTACGACAACAGCGTATCAAGATAACACTAGCTTTGCAACAACAAGGACTACAACATTTACTACTGCAACAGCGTATCAAGATAACACTAGCTTTGCGACAAGTAGAACAACTACCTTTACAACTGCAACTGCGTATGTAGATAATACTTCATTTACAACTGCTTATATAGATAATACATCACAAGGCACAAGTAGAAATACAAACACAGCAAGAATAACAGCATATGTAGATAACACAACATTTGCAACATCTACAAGTTATACTACTACACAAGCAACAAATACAAGTAGGTCAACAGGCTTTACCAACTCTACAGCTTACAATACAACACAAGCTACAAATACAAGTAGGTCAACAGGCTTTACTAACTCTACAGCCTATAATACTACACAAGCAACAAACACAAGTAGATCAACAGGGTTTACTAACTCTACGGCCTATAATACTTCACAAGCAACAAATACAAGTAGGTCAACAGGGTTTACAAATAATACTAATACTTCTAGAAACACAAACACATCAAGGAATACGTCCTTCGCTACAAACACATCTAGAAATACTGCTTTTTCAGGCGCTACGAATACTTCAAGAATTACTACTTACATTACAATGTATCTAGAACTAGAAGAAGATTCTGAAGGAGAAGAGTACACACAAACCTCATATGTAAACACTTCAAGAAGTACTGGATTTACAAACAACACATCAGGTTCAAGAAGTACTGGGTTTACAAATAATACAAGTAGATCAACTTCATTTACAAATGCCACTTCATTTACAAATAGTACTAACACCTCTAGAATTACAGCATATATAGATAACACAAGTTTCGGAACTTCTAGAAATACGAACACAAGTAGAATAACAGCGTACATAGATAATACGTCTTTTGGTACATCAAGAAATACTAATACAAGTAGAATAACAGCGTACATAGATAATACCTCTTTTGGTACATCAAGAAATACTAATACAAGTAGAATAACAGCGTATGTAGATAATACCTCTTTTGCTACAACAAGAAACACAAACACTACTCAGTCTACAAATACAAGTAGGTCAACAGGGTTTACAAACTCTACTGCTTATAATACCTCGTTTGCAACAAATACAAGTAGAACTACTACACAGGCAACAAACACAAGTAGAAATACAAATACAAGTCAGAGTACAAGTTACAACACTGTAAGACTATCAAACACATCAAGAAACACAAATACTTCACAGTCAACAAGCTATAACACAGTAAGACTTTCAAACACTGCTAGAAGTACAAATACAGCTCAGAGTACTAACACAACTCAAAGCACAAACACATCACAATCAACAAGTTATAACACTGTAAGATTGTCTAATACTGCAAGAAGTACAAATACAGCTCAGAGTACTAACACAACTCAAAGCACAAACACTTCACAGTCAACAAGTTACAATACTGTTAGACTATCGAATACTGCTAGAAGTACTAATACTTCTCAGACTACAAATACTTCGCAGTCTACAAATACATCACAGTCAACAAGTTATGACACAGTAAGATTGTCAAACACAGCAAGAAGTACAAATACTACTCAGTCAACAAATACAACACAGTCTACGAATACTTCACAAAGCACAACTTATAATACAGTTAGACTATCTAATACTGCACGAAGTACAAATACTACTCAGTCAACAACAAGAACTACAACATTTACAACAAGTACAGCTTACATAGATAATACATCTTTTGCAACAAATACTGCAAGGAATACAAATACTACTCAGACAACGTCAAGAACTACAACATTTACTACATCAACAGCATATGTAGATAATACTTCTCAGTCAACAAGTTATGAGACAGCTTACATTACAAGTAGAATTAGTTCAAGAGCGACAGGAACAAGTAGAAATACAACAACTACATTTGCTACTTCACAAGGAACAATTACAAGTAGAGCTACTGCATCTGCTAGAGATACAACAACAGTATTTAATACAGCACAAGCTACACAAACTACTAGAAGTACAGCGTCAAGTAGAGATACAACTACAACATTTAATACTACACAAGCGACTGCCACAAGTAAGAGTACAGCATCTAGTAGAGATACTACTACAACATTTAATACTACACAAGCTACACAAACTAGTAGAAGTACAGCATCGAGTAGGTCTACAACAACTACATTTACTACTTCACAGGGAACTGTTACAACAAGAACTACAGGTACAAGTAAGTCCACAACTACAACATTTAATACAAACACTACTACCGCAACCGATAGAGGTACTGCATCAAGTAGAGCGACTACTACCACATTTAATACAAATACTACAACAGCCTCTAGTAGAAGTACTGCGTCAAGTAGAGAGACTACCTCAACCTTCTTAACAGATAGAGGGACAGGATCGAGTAGAGCTACCGAAACAAGTAAAGCTACTACTACTACTTTTGCAACTACTCAAGGAACTGTTACAACAAGAAGTACAGGTACAAGTAAGTCTACAACTACAACTTTTGAGACTGATAATGTAACCGCATCAAGTAGAAGTACAGCATCGTCAAGAAGCACTGAAACTTCAAGAACAACTGCATTTGATACTACTACAGGATTTGAAACAAGCAAAACAACAACTTTTGGTACAGATAGAACTACAACTACAACATTTAATACTAATAGAACTACTGATACCACGGTCACGACCGACCACTTAACCACAACTGTGTTCCTAACAAATACAGTTGTATACGAAAGAACAACTGCCTCTCAGGCGGGTACTCTGTTTGACACAGAGGTATCAAGCCTTGACAACTACGGATTCTCCTTCTGGGATGGCTCACAATGGAGTGAAAGCAACTAGAATGGATAAATCACAAGGCGGATTTGAAACTGATAAAAAGGTTACACCTGAATACCTAAATCGAAAGATGGAAAGTATGATGCATGCACTGTACGACAGTATCGAGCATCAAGAAAAACGAATGAGAAACTTAGAGCAACAAATATTTGAGCTAAAGAATGCCAAGCATCAAAGTTAAAGGAAAATTAGAAGCTCTAACAATAAATGAGTCGCTAGGAGATATACCTACTCATTTTATGAAGTCAGGTTCTTGTTATAGACCAACAAGTGACTTGGAAGGATTAGAAGAATTTAAGGAAAGAATTATACCTAAACAGTATCGTGGTTCTCCTTTTCAGTATGATATTTGGTTTAACACTAATACATTAAACACTGTTCATAAATGGTTATACACAGATTTTTTAGGTAATGGTATACTGGTCAAAACACCAAGTATAAAAATTAATGATAAGTTAATGATATCTATTGTTGATAACCCAGATGTAAAAATAGATTATGATAGATGTAATAAAATTATTAACAACTTTCATAACAAATATACTCTAACAGGAAATCAAAAATATTATGATAAAGTAATATTTTTACCAGGCAGTAACTTATTGTCTAAAGGTAAGTGTGTTCATTGGGGTAGAGTAAGACGAGCAATCGAGGAGGGGTTTGTAATTAAACCTCATCCTATTACTCAGAAAATATGGGTAGCAAAGATGAAAAAAGATTTTGGAGATGAGAATGTACTCGATCCAAAAGAGGGAGGTTTTGAACTTCTTGCAAATTGCACTCACTGTGCCACAATGCCGAATAGTGAAATGGGAATGATGGCACTAATGTTAGACAAGCAGTTAAGTATGGTATCACATACAAAAGAGGATAGAGAGAAGGCTCTCTTGACTTACGAAAGCATTTACTTTGCGATAGCAAATACAAATGCAAAAGAATCGCTGATGAAATTATTCTCAGCAAGGAACTCAGGCATTATATTCAATTTTGACGAAGATGCAGAGACAAGAATGGAAATGTTCCTAAATAACTTTTGGGGCATGAAGGTAATAAACGGATGATAGAATTAGTAACAACATATAAGAAAGATTGGACATTTTTCACCTTAGCTTCCCTACTTGATAAGTCAGGGTTTCGCTTACATTTATTTATACATAAAGAAGATTGGGTAGAAAAAGAAGTCCAATGGATGATAAACAATTTTGATAACATTAAAATCTACGAATCTTGGTGGAGGGAAGAACACATCTCTAGAATGACATTCCATCTAAAAGATCATTGGAAAGATAAAGGTGGACTTGCAAAGAGAATGGTCGTATGGTATGGTAACAGAATCTTCAATAGACCTATTGATGAAGGAGACATACCACCAGCAGAGTTTTTCAAAAGCTCACTTTCATTTTTAAGTAGAGAATTAGTATTCGATAAAAGTCATTTGAAGAACTACTATGGAATATTGAATATAGCAACCCAAACACATCAAAGAATACCACTAGTAGATAAATCAATGGTCATCTTAAACTATGACAAACTCGCTGAGTTTCATGATAAAGATTTATTTTTTATTGACCAAAAGCTACCACCAAATCAAGGCAGACGCCCTCGTATAGATACTAAACTTATAGCATGTAATGACCGTGCTTTCTTTGAAGCACTTACTTTTTACAAGCACTCATGGTCACCGCTATATGTAAATGGAAAGGTAGATGTACTTATCGAATTAGATGCAGTAGGAGCAAAAGAATTACTAGACTATAATGTCATGTTAAGAAAATCCTGGACTATAGATGTAAAACATGAACACTTAGCACTTCAGTATATATACTTACAAACAGGACTGCAACTAGCTGTACCATGGGATTGTTATACTTCATTGATAGATAAGATTCCTATGAATTTTAGAAACGCTAGATTAAATGATGTATTGCTCACTAAGACAGCGAAACAAAAATCAACAGCAGGAAAGTTAGTAGAAAGAGGTTTCTACTTAGGAAAGGTCTAGATAGCTCTCATCTAAATCGGTCAAAATTTTCCAATCAATCACACCCCTTTCATATAAATCAACTACAATCTCTTTTTCCTTCGGGGAATGGGGATTGCTTGTTACTGTGTTTAAAGGAATATGCCAACTATAAGGATTATTCGTTCCAGCAATAATTGGAAGTGCTTTCGAAAAAAAGTCAAAGCCTACCAATGTAAGAGAAGAAAATTTTGTTTTCTGTAAAAAATATTGTATTGCAATGAAACCTGCCGATGGCCTTGCGCCAACAGTTTTCCCTACTTCCGATCCACATAATTTGAAGAGTGACATAAGCTCTTTGTCCGAAAACATATTTACATATTTAAAATCTATTTGATGTCTTGAATCGACATCATCACCGAGATGTATTCGGGAACGATTGAACAAGACTGCGCAATCTTTCGGGAACGCTTTTCTTTTACCATATCTCAAATACCCAGTAACCCAAATATCAGTACGCTTACCAATACTATCCCAATTAGTTGCATCAGGTATACCATTTCCAAATCGCACTACTGTATCGAAACTTTCGATGTAGTCAGCAAGTTGATGTTGTAATATTTCGACAGAATTGCCGACAAGTATTATTGATTTGTTGTTTGTAAGGTTGTGTAAAGTTTCTTCCATTCGTTAGAGTATCCTAGGTTATCGTGTATATCATGCCACGGTCCACCGTCTGTAAAATGAACCGCTTTTGCTTCTGGAAATTGATAGTAATTTACCATGGCGTTGTATTCCGCAGGTAAACTACCGATAGATTCCGCCCAATCCATTTCATGTAACGCACCCGCTGGGGCTTGGTTTACATACTCTTTGGTAAGTTGTCTACATTTAGCATTATCAAATAACATAAGTGATGACCAGTATTTCTTTGGATAAGATAGATTTGGTTTATCATTCATCTTAGTGGTGGGAGATAGAAAGGCGGGGTGTTGAACGCAATATATGGACTTACCACATTTTGCGTAATTGAATAGTTCTGCAGGGTCACACTTCCACATGAAATCACTATCACAGAAAAGTGCAAAACCTGAATACATAGAAAGATGCGGAACTAGAAACCGAGTAAAAGCAAATTCTGTACTTTCATTTTGAAACGGTCTCCAGTATAATCCTTCATCTTTTAAGTCGTTAAGTATCAAAGGTGTAATGGTATGGCTACGATTGTATCGTAAGATACTTTCCCTACATACTTCGTATGCCTCGGGTTGTTCAGAATCATAGCCAATGTATATTACCACTAGTCGTCCTTTAAACTGTTACCTAAATCATTAACATAAGCCTGTCTTGCAGTTTGTAAAGCAGCCTTTTCATTATCAAGTTCTACTAATTTTACATCACAGAAATTTATAGCGTGATGCAATGCCTGCTGGTCTTTGTTAAAGGACTCGGTATCATGTTCGATACCATCGATTGTAATTGTACTCATTTAAAAATATCCTGCCAATTGCCTTGTGTACTAGCCTTAGCATACTCGGTAGCACGGTTTTCAAAAAAGTTGGTATGCTCAACTGCATTTACTTGCATATCAATCCATGGTAATGGATTTTCAGTACTATGGAATATTCCTTTCATTCCTAGTCCTAGTAATCTTCTATCCGCAATATAACGAATATATTCTTTGACTTCTTTTGCTGTTAAATCTTTAATATCTGCTTTCTCGAAACAAACATCAATAAATTTATCTTCTAATTCAACAACCCGTTCTGCCGCACAATATATCTCATATTTTAGCTTATCTGTCCATATATCAGGATTTTCTGCAATAAAAGTTCTAAAGAGTTTTGATAGTCCTTCAACATGAAGGGACTCATCTCTTATCGACCATGTAACTATCTGCCCCATACCTTTCATCAAGTTATGTCTTGGATAGTTTAGAAGTATAGCAAAACTACTAAATAGTTGTACTCCTTCTGTAAATCCACTATATACGGCCATGGTCTTAGCCATCTCGTGTGGAGTTTCCATATTGAAGTCAGTTAGATAGTCGTGTTTTTCTGACATAGCTTGTATATCAAAAAACTCTTGGTACATATCTTCTGACTTACCCAATGTTTCTAAAAGTAATGAGTATGCTTCTTGGTGTACTGCTTCCATAGCAGCATAGCTTACTAGCATCATTCTTACTTCTGGTTGCTTGAATGTTGGAAGGTAATGCTTGGCATACCCACAACATACATCTACATCAGCTTGTGTAAAAAACTTAAATATATTGTCTATAAGTATTCTTTCACCGTCTGATAGCTTTTGGTTATAATCCTTTATATCATCTTGGAGTGGTACTTCATCAGGAAGCCAATGCATTTGTTGTTGTTTTTTGTAAAACTCAAATGCCCAAGGATAGTCAAAAGGTTTATAATAATCTCGTTCTTCTAATAGTTTACTCATTTATCCCTCGCAACTTAGACAATCTTGTTGTTCAAAGATTATCTCTCTTTTAGCCTGAGAAGTAACATTATCAGCTCTACTGATAGCTTCACTCCTAAGGTAGTATAATGTTTTTAAATTCTTTGCCCATGCCAACATATGAACATTATGCAAATCTGCTTTGTTCACATCTGGAGGAAAGAATAAGTTTACAGACTGTGATTGACAAATAAATTGTTGTCTCACAGCTGCGTGTTCGATAACCCAAGACTGATTAATTTCTATAGCAGTCTTGAATACATCTTTGTCCCACTCTTCTAGTATATCTAGATGTTGGACACTTCCTTTGTTTGCAACTATACTTCTCCAGTATTCTGCATACTCATCTTCGTTATTTGACTTTTCTCTGACAATTAAATCAAGATATTTATTTTTAACTAGATTACTTCCAGTCTTAGTCTTTTGAGTATAAGCATTTGCTCTAAAAGGTTCAATACTTGGAGAAGTGTTACCGCATAAAATACTAGAACTTGCATTAGGAGCTATAGCTAATAGGTGAGCATTTCTCACTGAAGCTGTGTCATCATCTGGACATGCTCCTCTTTCTATTGCTAGTTCTCTAGTAGTTTGGTCTGCTTTATTTTTGATGTAATTAAACATTTCTAGATTAGTACCACCTGCCATTGCACTTTCAAATGGTATACCATTTTTCTGTAAGTACGCATGAAATCCCATAGCGCCTAGTCCAATACTTCTCTCCCTCATAGCACTGAATCTAGCTCTTTCTAATTGGGGTGGCGCATTATCGATAAAGTCCGATAATACATTATCAAGCATACGAATTAAATCTGGTATAAAAGCTGGGTGGTCTTTCCAGTCGTCATAGTACTCTAAGTTTACAGAAGATAAACAACATACTGCTGTTCTTTCTTCATCAGTAGCAAGAGTAATCTCACTACATAAATTACTATGATGAACTTTCAATCCTTTTCTTTTCTGGAAGTCAGGTAACTCATTTTGTACCGCATTCTCGAACATAATGTAAGGTTCGCCTGTTTCCATTCTATTAAGAAGTAGTTTTACCCATAAGGCTCTCGCACTTACTGTCTTTACTACTCGTTTCGTGTGAGGATCCACAAGGTCCCAGCTATCGTCGAAATTATCAATTTTTCCAGCATTGTGTATTCGCTCCATAAAGGAATCAGAAATAACAACACCATGATGGAGATTAGTACACTTGCGATTAGTATCGCCGCCTGTAGGCTTTCTGACATCTAAAAACTCCTCTATCTCGGGGTGTGATATGTGTAGATAAGAAGCGTAACTACCCCGTCTAGTTACTCCCTGGCTAAATGCCAACATTTCTGCATCCACAACTTTCATAAATGGCATAACACCAGTTGACTCTGAACCTTTAGATGTTTTAGTTCCTATAGAACGAACATCACTCCATGAGCCTCCGATACCACCGCCAAATGATGATAAAAAAGCATTCTCGGTAAAATGGTCTGTAATACCTTCCCTGCTATCATCAACATAATTTAAGAAACAGCTAATGGGTAGTCCTCTACGAGTACCTCCATTTGATAATACAGGAGTTGCAAACATAAACCATAAGTTACTGACATAGTCATATAACCGTTGAGCATGGTCATCATCATCTGCGAATGTCTCGGCTGCACGAGCAAAAGCTTCCTGTGGTGAATTTTCACCGGGTATCATATATCTATCTTTTAGAGTTGCATGTGCGAACTCATCCAAGAGAGAATCTCTACTATAATCTATCTTCACTGACATAATTTTCCACCAATCCTATAATTTCTTGTCCGTGTCCAAGTACTGCGCCTTCGACATCATAAGTTAAATCCATGAGTTGCACTCCTACTTCTAGTCCTTTACTTCCAAACTCATTTAAGTTTTGAATATACTTGTACTTTCCGTCAAGTGGCAAACTCGCCATAATATCAAATACATCTCCGTATTGCTCGATTAACTGAGTGGCACGCTTTGGTCCAACTCCGTCAACTCCTGGAACATTATCTCCCTTATCTCCTGTCAAACATTTGTAAGTCAAAAAATAAACAGGGTCAAAATCATAATGTTCATCCCAGTTATGTACTGTTGTTTCTTTTCTAGTTACAGTCGAAAAACGACTTATTTTTGGGTCAACTAGTAAATCCCAGTCTTTATCTGATGATATCATCCATATCTCATCTACACCTATGTTTTCTCGGTTTTGGCATATAAGTGCGGCTATATCATCAGCTTCTACTCCAGCATATTTTAGTGTAAGGTAACCCTTACGTTTTAAACTAGACATAGTAGTTTGAAACTCCGCAAGAAACATTTCAAATTCTTTTGCTTCTTCGGGAGTTTGTTCTGCATATCGTTCCTTACGATTTGCTTTGTACTCTGGGTCGATAGTTTTACGGTAATTACTACCGCCATCGCCTAAAACGACTATCTCTCCACAGTTATAGGACTTTGCTAAAGACTCGACTGTACGAATATAATCATGTTCGAAGTCGTTGCGTCCTTGATGTTTCCATCTAAAAGCCAGATTGAGTCCATCAACAATCAATAAGTTCCCATTGGGAATCGGCTTTCCATGGCTCGTAAATTGTATTGCCATTTGTAAATTTTACCTCTTGTGTTTCTAAAAATTGTTCAGCAAAGGTGACATAGCACCCAAGCCAGTTTATATACATATGTTTTTTGTACTGTGGCTTTCTTGTCGTTGCCACATACCACTGCGAGTGGTTTTCTTTGAAGATTAACAATGGCTCTTGTTTCATTTCTTCAGACTGTCTACAAAGTTTAGACCACCACTTAACAAATACATTACTCTTTTGAGTAAAGATTTTGTGATTGAATCCCATATCTTTGTAATGTTTTATCTCTATGCAAAACAAATTATGTTTATGTTCTACATGTAGATCGCCTTTAATTTTACCTGAGCCACTGCCTGGAGTCTGTACGAAGTTTTCTCCAGTTATTCTTTTCATCATAGCTGCCGCTTTTAGTTCTGCGTCATGTCCTTTCCGTCTAGAATTAACCAATCAACTTCTCCAGTTCTGTATAACCTCCAATCTTTTCGCCATCTACAATAATTTGTGGGAATGTTCTAGCAGTTGGGAATAATGTTCTTACATCCCCTGCTTGAAACTCTTCGCCCATCATATTGTAAACTACTTCATGTCCTTTTTGTTCTGCAAGATTTTTTGCTCTTACACAATATGGACAGTTAGGAATACTGTAAATTTCTATTTTCATTTTGGCATACCTCCTTGTATGAATTTGCCAATAGTTGATATCTCATCTTCAGTCAGCATACCTGCTTGACCCCACATAAGAGCAGACTGTGCACCAATCTGTCCTCTGTTTTTGTAGATAGTCAACTTACTAATAATATCTTCTGCATTTTGACCAGCAAGCATTGGTCCTATACCACCACCACCGTCTGCACCATGGCAGGCAGCACATCCAGCCCATAGGCTTCTGATATTACTGAACTCGTCAGCTTGTGCTAATGCTTGTTTTTTTCTTTCAATTTCTGCAGGTGTACCATTTATGCGAACGTACTCTGCATAACACTCACCAGAACAAGAAGTAGTACGAGGAACACCTCTGTACTCTAAGTTTTGGTATGTGTATGCTATTGTTGCTGTCATAAAGAAACAAATTGTTAATATGTACCCTTTCATTTACTTTTCCATACTTTTTTGTTTGGCGTCAAGCATTTTATCTTTGATATCTACTTCGCCATCCCAGTTCTTATCATTTCCGATAAGTATATTCCACCATTTAGTTATGAATCTAAACATGATATATTATCCTCTTTAATTATTTCTATTTTTTCTAGTAGCGGATGTGTCCAACCATGAGATACTAAATATGTATTTAGTCTTTCTTCTTTGAGTAGGACTTCTACTACTTTTTCTTTACCTTGTTCATCGAGAGCCTGATTGACTTCATCGAGAAACAGAACATTAATTTGACTTCTACTAATAGATGTCATAAGTTTTCGTATTGCAACTAATGTCGCAATATTCACTCTTGCTAGTTCTCCACTAGATAGAGCTAGTATGTCAATAATGTTTCCATTATCTGATACTTCTACATTTAGTTTGTCGTTAGTAACAACAAAATTGATACTAAATCTACCATCACTAAACTCTGCT